AGCACCGTGCCAGCAGAGCCGGTGACGGTCACCGTGCCGGTAGCGCGGACAGCATCGTGACGGGTCAGGTGGACTTGCTGCCCGTGCAGGTCAAGCCATTCGTCCCACGCGGACTGCGGAAACGCAATCATAATAGCGCGGGCCAGATGGAAGTTTATAAGCTCGGCCTTTTCCAGTGCCGTAGGGCGTGTCATGTCGTAGGGGAAGCCACCGGGCATATCGTCAATGTCATCGGGCAGCTCGGCCATCATCCTGCGGTGGATTTCATCAACAGATGTCCCCTCCATGAAGTCCGGCATATTAAATTCAGGCTGCGTATCGCATCATCTCCTTTCTTTCAGATTGAGATTTGGAACTCGCCCCAGTTCACGCCCTTCACCACGCAGGAACAATGCAGCTCGTCACCGTCCCATGTGAACTTAAAATCGCGGACGTATTCCGTGCGAGGGTTGACCTTCAGGGCCTCGGTAATGGTGCGCTCCACCATGGACTGTGCCACCTCCCGGTCATCGTCCTTCACGCTTTCCATCTCCGTGCCAATGGAGCGAGGGTATGCCAGGCACTGGTACCGCTCAGTCTGGGCAGCCTTAAAGCACCAAATCATAA